AAAAGAAAACCAAATAACTTTCTTAAACAGGGCTTTTGCCCTGTTTTTTTATTGCATTATACTAAACAACCCTGTATATTAAGATAAATGTTGTGCAAAATAATTATCAGAGACGAAGTAAATTGTAAATTAGAAGGACTTGATGCAGATACTCGCCGTAGGCTTGTAGCAAAATTCAAGTATGAAGTTCCATATGCTCGCCATCTACCAAGCGTTAGGTTAGGACGTTGGGATGGAAAGGTTGCGTATTTTCAATTAGGTGGTTCTACCTATATCAACTTACTTCCAGAAATTATTGAATATCTCAGTGAGCGTAATTGGGAATTTGAAATAGAAGATAATCGTTCATCTCGACAATCATTTCAATTTACGCAAGTAGATAAAAATACATTTGCACACAAGACGTGGCCAAAAAATCATCCAAATGTGGGGCAACCAATTGTCTTACGTGATTACCAAATTGACATTATTAATGAATTCTTAAACGATACACAGTGTATGCAAGAAGTTGCAACAGGTGCTGGTAAAACCATTATGACAGCAGCATTAAGCCTCATGGTTGAACCATATGGACGTACTATCGTTATTGTTCCAAGCAAAAGTTTAGTTCTGCAAACAGAAGAAGATTATAAAAATCTTGGACTAGATGTTGGCGTTTATTTTGGCGAACGCAAAGAATTAGGTCGCACACATACTATCTGCACATGGCAGAGCCTCAACAGCCTTTACAAGAGCACTAAAGGCACAGGCAATGAATGGACCATGATGCTTAATGTTGCAGCAGTAATTGTTGATGAGGCTCATCAGGCAAAAGCAGAAGTTCTTAAAGCATTGCTTACCACTGAGTTTGCAGATGTTCCTATTCGCTGGGGATTAACAGGAACTATTCCAAAAGAACAATTTGAAAAGGTAGCCTTGCTGGTATCCATTGGTAAAGTCATTGGGAAACTCACTGCAAGTGAATTACAAGAGCGTGGAGTTCTATCTAATTGTCACGTTAATATTGTGCAGACAGTCGAACATAGCGACTTTAGAAACTATCAAGAAGAATTAAAATATCTAACAACCAATAAAGATCGTCTTGACCACATGGCAAGTTTTCTTAGCGAAGTTATTAAAACAGGAAACACACTTGTGCTAGTAGATCGCCGTGAATGTGGTGAGGAACTTGTTGCACGGTTGCCTAATAGTGTGTTTGTTCAAGGAGACATGAAAAATGCAAAGCGTAAAGAACATTATGATGAGATTGCTAACGTCAGTGATAAAATCATTGTTGCAACTTATGGCGTGGCTGCAGTTGGTATTAATGTTCCTCGTATTTTTAACCTTGTTCTTATTGAACCTGGCAAGTCATTCGTTCGTGTCATTCAGTCTATCGGTCGTGGCATTCGTAAGGCAGAAGATAAAGACTTTGTTCAAATCTGGGATTTGACTGCTGATTGCAAGTTTGCTAAACGACATTTAACAAAACGCAAACAATTTTATAAAGAAGCCAACTATCCATTTACACAAGAAAAGAGTATCTATAAATGAGTTATAGTCATGTAGTATTTTGTGGTGATAGTTACATGCGTTGCTACATTGATTCTAATGGTCATTTAGAATTGTGTAAGCAGCTTGGTGCAGAACCTGTTATGTTATATCGCAGTGGCAGTGCGCATGAATATGTTATAAATCACATCTATAATAAAATTGCAAAACTTCCAAAATGTTTAATCATATGGGGATTATCATTCCCAAGTCGATTAGATGTTCCATATAACGATCCTATAACAAGAAAAAGTATGTGGGCTACACTAAATTATGATCATATAGTTGGTGATGACGACAAGCACAATTTTAATAAATCTCAAAAAAATGCCGAAGATGATAGATTGCTAAATTTATTTAAAGATTATCTTTATAATACGTTAAATCATAGTGCGCTGTTTATTGAAAAAAGCCTACAACAAATTGCTATGACTGCTGGTTGGTTAAAAAATAATGGACATGATTATTTGATTTGGAACCAAGCCGCTGGAGATTTTTCTCATTTTAAAGAACATAATTTTCCTGTGATGGCTGATATAGCGAGTGATAGTGGATTTTATAGATTATTTGATTTTTATATGAATCAACATACACATGATTGCGGAGTTCCTATTCGTGACATAGATTACTATAATGGTAAATGGCATTTAGCTGCACATCCATTAGAGTGCGAACAATTATCAAATGTGATTAACACATTTATTTTAGATAACTTAAAAGGTAGAAATTTAATATGAGAATACTAACAGTAGATAACACTGTCTTTGAAATGAATAACTTACCAGAACAGGTAGATGATTTACGATTCTGTGTATTGGATAATTCAAATCCAAATGAAGCAGATTATTATTTCTTACCATTGGTATTTTTAGAAAGTTTTAATGACCCTGCACTTGTGTTAAAGATTGGCAAACACAGAATTATGATGCCATATAATTGGCGTATTCTTATTGGCGAAGCAGAGATTGGCGATTTAGAAGCCTTACCACTTACAAAACTTAATGATCGTGGATTCCAAGCATTTACATTTAATCCAATTAGTTCATTTCGTGCAGCATTTATGAATATTGAAATTGAAGATGTATATCAAGATGTGCGTTGGTATTTTCCTAAATTAAAAAATGGACAGCTATTATGTGTGCCATTAAGTGATGGACCAAAGCCAGTATGTGCATACTTTGTTAAAGAAATTTCTCGTGCAAGTGAGACTATTGACATCCAGAACATTATATGATAGGATAATATTATGGGAAACGCAACGACACAGAGTAGTAGCATGAGCACATATGAAAACAACATTGGAACTGCCAGGTGGATGGCAATTCTTCGTGCAACTGAAAACAATCCTACGCTAAAAGAACTTGCTGATGAATTGCATGTGATGTATCAGTTAAGTGAAGAAATAAAGCAAGATGATGACAGCATCTCTGGTTTCACCAACTGAAAAAGGTAAATGGAGAGGAGTAATCCTTGGTTAATAAACTTGACATTGGCTATGAGATGGCACAGCTTGATTTGCGCAATCGTGAGTTCTATGATGAATTGACGGATGAAGAACGCAAGAAGTTCTCTACCTATCTTATGTTGCGTTGGGGCAGTGCGGTAGGCGGTGAGCCTATGTTGCAGCAATATTATCTGCAAGCAATGAACGAGCGTGTTAATAAACGGTTCTTTGATCTTGGTAAGCATCCTAAACTACAATGGCTGTTGCTGACCACTGTAAGCCCCAACATGGGCAAGCATCGTCATGAGTGGATGGCGTTTAGCGCACGTAAGTCAAAGAATAAACGTGCAGATATTATTGCAAAACTTTATCCAGAATATAAACTTGACGACTGTGAGTTAATGGCGGCAAGTATTCCTGATGTCGAGTTTAAGGCAATGTTGGTAGAATTAGGTTGGAACGATAAAGAAATCAAGGATGCAATGAAATGACAATTAAAGGCGCTTTTACAAATGCTGGCGATGTTGGTTATATCAACATCCAAGAAACACACGGCGGTCAAAATATTGATATTAGGTTTTCTATGGAAATGATGGAATTGGTTACGTTCTGGAAAGAATGGGGTCCAGTGTTCAAAAGCAACAATCTAAGTGTTATAGATGCACTGAATAATGCCAAAGTATTGCATGAAATAACAAAATAAATATTGCATGTTTGATATATTTGTTGTTGTATGCAAAGATGATTTTCCTCTGCTAAAAGTTCTTGGAAGAAGCATTAATAAATTTTGCAATAAATTTCCGCTCAACCAAATTGTAATTGTAAGCAATAATCAAAATAATAATATGTCTGATGCAATTAATAGCATGAGATTGTATTTTGGTTCATTTAATGAACGCATAAGCATACATGATTTCAGTGAAATATATGATGGTCCATGGGTAAATGGATATAATGTTCAGCAAATTTTAAAATTATATGCTTATAAATTATGTCACAGTGAAAATATAATGATTCTTGATGCTAAGAATTTTTTTATTAATCCTGTCAGATTAGAAGAAGTAATGAATAGTGAAGGAAAATTACGAGCAGTATATGATATTGCTCCAGAATTTTGGTTAGAAAATAAAATATTCACGCACAAATTATTTGAACTTCCGCCCAATAGTCAGCAAATTATGTTGCGAACACCATTTTTTATTAAACGACAAACTCTAATAGAATGTGTAGATTACATTAAAGAAAATTTTAATCTTTTGCCACAAGATATTATTGGATACGATGCTCCAAATAAAACAAATGAGTTTATGTTAATCCAATCTTTCATATTAAAAAAATATAGTGATTTTAAAGAATATTTCTTTTTTACAGATGATACTCCGCAGCAAGGAAATTATTGCACTGGAATATGGCCAGTAGATGTTGAACATTGGGAAGATTTTCATTGGACTTATATTCCACATACAGAAGTTAAAATTAGAAAAAGTTTAATGCAAGCCGCATTTTTAGATTGGGTTGGTGGAATTTTTTGCAGTAGTGTGCATTATAGGTCTATTAGAATAATGTCTGAGGAACTATTATCTGAATTAAAAAATTTTTGGATTGAACTAGAACTATGTTATGGCGATGAAGCAACTAAAATAATAAATGATGTGAAAAATCATGTTTGATTTATTCGTCGTAGCATACGAAAATGACTATCCACTATTAAAAATATTTGCCAATAGTATTGGTAAATTTTGTCAGAACTTACCAATAACAAATATTCATATTGTTAATAATTGTGATGCGCAACTACTAGTATTAAATTTTGGTATGTTTAATGATCGGATAAAATTTTACAACTATAAAGATTTATATAATGGCAGGTTGATAGATGGATATGTGCGACAACAAGTTTTGAAATTATCTGCACATCAAGTATGTACTGCTGAAAATATTATAATACTTGATTCAAAAAATTTCTTTATACGTAACATCACGAGCGCAGATTTTGTAATAGATAATAAATTTCATGCTTGCTATAGTCACACAATAACCCAAGACACGTTACCAGAATATCCTATTAAAAAATATGCATTTGATTTATTCAATGTATCAGTTGATACTCCAACAATGTCTATTAATACACCGTTTTTAATTAAGAAACAAACTCTTGAAGAATTAGAATCAGTACTTGTGCAGAATTTTAACTTAGAACTTGATAGTTTTTTTGGTAATTTTGTGCCAGCAAGTACAAATGAATTTTATTTAATGCAAGCATATATTATATCAAAATATGGTAGTTTAGAAGAATATTATTATTTCACTAATCCTTTTAGCACTGGTTTATGGGATTCAAACCTACATTTTCTTGATGACAGTATGACATTGAAAGATTTCTTAAATGTTACCTATACTAATAAGTTTGATATAATGGTATCAGCAATTCATTACAGAAGTATTAAAGAAATGAATGATTCAGTTAAACAGCAACTTATAAATTATTGGACAGAACTTGATATCATTTCTCGTGATGAGGCATCTCAGATTATTAATGATATTGTAAATGAATAACTGGTGTGCTATAGTATGGTCATGAGTGAATTGCAAAAGATTGCAGAAGAAGCAAGGCGTGATATGAAACCAGGCGAGCACAAATGCAAATATTGTGGTCAAGGGTTTGTGCGCGAAAGCACATTGGCAGTTCATCAATGTGAGCCAAAGCGTCGTGACTTGCAGCAAGGTGAGAAGGGCGTTATTATTGGTTTCAAAACTTGGTTGCGGTTTTATGAACTTACGCAAGGCTCTGCTAAGTTAAAGACTTATGCAGACTTTTGTAATAACAACTTTTACAATGCATTTGTAAAGTTTGGGCGACACTGTGTAGCAATTAGTGCAATCAATGTTAATCAGTTTATGGATTATGTGTTAAAGAAACAAATCAAGATTGATAACTGGTGCAAGGATAAGGTATATGAAGAATATCTATATGGATTGTTGCGCAGTGAAAGTTCAAGTGATGCACTAGAACGTTCAATCATAACCATGCAAGAATGGAGTGAAGAAACTGGTAATGATATTACTACATACTTTACTGAGGTAAGTTCTAATCGTTTTGTGCAACATGTTTTAAATGGTCGTGTTAGTTGTTGGGCAATCTATTGCTGTGAT